GAGAGCCATTACATATTAAAATTAAGTTGAATAGAATCTTTAGCATTATCTAAATTAAACATATATGTGAGTGCTACATAAAGGATATGTTCATCTTCATTAAAATTTACCTTTGTATCTACTATTGTTATTTCTGGTATATGAATGTTAACTTGTTGGTTAATTTTTTCATTTAAATTATTTTCATTAGGACTTTGTTCAAATAACATTTGTTTTATACCTACACCATAAGTAGGTTCATATACTCTTTCTCCTGGTTCTGTTAATAATACATTTATTAAGTTAGTTTTTGCTTGTTCTTTTATTGTGTCTGTTCCCTTAAACATATTTACCTCATTTAAAGGTAAAGCTACCCCAACTTTAATATTTTTATTAATATCTAAAGGGCTTATATTTCTAGATGAATTTATTAATGGCATTATTTTCCTTTTTTCTTATCTATTGCTTGCATTAATTCTCTATAATCTCTAGTTACAACATTTGCAACTTCTGTTGGCATAGTTTCTGCGGGAGCCATTGCTGTTTGTGTATTAGTATCCCCCATAGCTGTTTCGTTTAATAAAGAGTTTAAGGTTGAATCCTTTACAAAATTTTGTTTTTTAATAGGATTTTTACCCATTATTTTTTCTTTCAAAGTCGTTTTAACATTATCAGGTACAGGTGTACTAATAATTGGTTGTTCTGTTATTACTGGTTTGATTTCATCACGTAAGTCTTCTTTAAGTGATTTAAGTTCTCTACGTAACGCATAATCAATTTCTTCTCTAACTATTTTTCTAATTAGTTTTTCAAAAAGTTGTGCTTTCATGTTTTTTGGTGTTTGTTAATAAATATAAATTTTTTTTAAGAATTTTGATTTAAGTTATAATTAATTACCTTATAGCTTGTTTTAAATCCAAACTCTGTGCTTTCTATTCTTTCTATTATTTGAAAATCAGTTATGTCATTTAATAAGTCTCCATATAAAGATTGTAAATAATTAGTTATGTTAGTTAGGTCTGGTTCTATAGTAGACCCATCCCCATTAAGACCAGCAGTATTAAATAAATCTGTATTTATAGACCCATCCCCTGAATCTATAGCTGATTGGTTTCCTACATTACAATGTTGTAAATATTGAAGATACAATAAATCTAAGACTGCTAATCTAGCTTTTATTGATTCTATAAAATTATTTATTATATTAAGAGATTTAGTAATAGGAGTTATTAATTTATTTGTTTTTGCTCTATAAGCAGGAATTGCTTGGTCACTCATAACAATTATAAGATTAGCCCATTCTCCTACCTTTGATGCTGCTGCTTTTCTCTTATCATCTACAGCTATAATCATTCCTCCTGTAATTCCAGGGACAGCTGTTGGTATTGCTCTTAGTATGATAGGAATTACTCTTATAAGTATACGAAGTGCAATTACTATAGGTTTTAAAAAATCTAAAATGCTTTGGATTTTTGGAATTACAGAATCTAAAATTTTTCTTAATTTTTCTAATAATTTTTCTAATTTTTCTTTTCCTTTTTCAGCTGCTAGTATTATTTTTTCAACGATTTTTTTAGTATCATTAAACTTTTTTTCCATTTTTTCTTGTGCTTCTAAACTACAAGCACTAGATGAAAATTGGTCTTTAAGATCATTTACTGATGGTAATTTTTCTCTTAATTCATGCATTTTCTTTTTACCTTCATCTCTTATTTTAGTTCTTATAAGAGGTAACTGACGATCTATTTGTGATGAAATTAATGATGTTACTGCTTTTGTGGCCATTTTATACTAATTTTGTGTTTTTACTTTTTATTTCTTCTAATGCTTGACTTAACCTTTGTATTTCATCTTTTCTCATTTGTAAATTTGAAAAATTAGCAGGATTAGGAGCTGTGGGGCTTCCTGGTGCTGTTGATACAAAGGCTACTTTATATAATATGTCATCTAATATATCATCAACTAATACTAGTAAGTCATTTAACCATGTTTGGGTTTCGTTACCTAATAAAGCAGGTTCATTTGGTAAATTACCACTTTTTTGTAATCCTAAATATATATTAGGAGAATTTACTACAAATTTATTTTGAGTATCCCCTTCTTTTACTTCATCTAAATTAACTCCTAAATCAAAATGTACATTTCCTTTTGTATTAAACCCTATAGCTTTATCTGAATATAATAAAATAGAGTCATCTTTAGCATTAAATACTAGTCTGTCTGAATTTATTATTACTTGTTTTCCTTGATATAAATGAGGGTCTGTTGGTATATAAGCCATATTATTATTATTTATAAGTATTCTTCAAAAGCACGATTTATATCTTGTTGGTAGCTTCCTCTTCTATTTCCTCCATATTTACTATGAAGAGAATCTGATTTAGAAGCTAATGTTGTTCTTTTTCTATTTCTTCCACTTACATAAGACACATGAACCCATGTTCTAGATCCTCCTCTTTCAGGAAATTCCCATATTAATTGGTCAAAAGTAATATTATCTATACACCAGTTAAATATTTCAGAAGAGGGTATTCCACTTATAGAAGCAACATCACATGCTTGCCCAAAACAATGTTGACTTGTTCCACTACCTCCAATTAATTTATTTAATTCTACAGATCTATAAACAGAAGTTATTGTTAAGTTTTCTTTTCCTCCAAAAGCATCAAATATAGGATTAATACATTTTTCAAAAAGTATATTTAAATTAGATACTATTTCTCCTTGTGAGGGCATACTTGCACCATCATTTCCTGGAAGGTTTATATTAGGGTGACCTTGAGCCATTCTAGTGCTATTTGTGCTAGAATAAAGTAAATCTCTAAGTTTATAATATTTTGCCATAATTTTTTATTTAACCTACTAGTTCATCTAGATCTAAATTATTAGTATCATCCCCTAAAGCATTTACTGAATCTCCCTGTTCTTCTTCTGTTTCGTTTTTATCATAGTAATCAGAATCTTCATCTTTTACATCATCTAATGGAGTAGATTGTTGTTGAGATATTGTTGATAAATCTGTTGGAGCTACTAATACAGGTTCTTCTCCTTTAGGTAATTCTGTTATTTCTATTGGTTGTAATGTAGTTACTCCTTTTTCTCTTTTTAACCCTTCAAATTGAATTGGGTCAAAAACGTCAGGTTCTTCTTCTTGGGCTTCATATGAAGCTTTACTTACACCTGCTACTCTAAAATTAGATATTTGTTGATTAGAAGTTAAATAAATAGATGAAGGGTCTCTATTTACATTTTCTATCGTATGTATCCATCCTCTATCATCTTCTTCAATATCTTGTCCATTACGTATTATTATTATAGGGTCTCCTGTTTCATTTGTATTAGATAAGCTCCAAGGATTTTTTATACTTATTTCATCACTAAAATTAGTAGATCCTAAACGAATTGAATTTCCAAACCTTCCTTCAAAAATTGTATCTCCTTCATAAGGTAATAAAGGTTTTGTTTTAATATTTTCATTAAAATATCGCCCTAAATTTATGTCTGTTCCTTCGTCTGTTACTTCTCTTGATACTATTCCACTTTGAGTATCTATATCATAGTCTGTTTTTACGTCTTCTAGTTCTAATTCTTTTATAGAAGGAAGAGCATTATGGTGAGGGTGATTCCATATGTTAATATTAGGAAAATAATATGATGTTTCTCCTTTAGAATCATAAATTCCACTATCTATAGTAGATAAGATTAAAACTACTTCATTTTTTAAAGGATAATTTTTAATAAATGAAAATAAAGGTTTTGCAGCAGGAGCATTTGTGGATTTTTCTAAAGCTGTTTCTTCAGATATTTTTGAAAAAAATATAGTACCTATAGCATCTGGACCTCCATATGCTGCAAATGCAGGATGGTTTTGATCTAATATAATATCAATAACCCTAACAGGTACTAATTTTCTTTTAGACTTTTTAGTTAAAGAACGTGCTGTTCTTACTTTATCAAAAATATTAAGAAATCCCATCTTCTTTTGGTTTATTTAATTGTTTTGGTTCTTCTACTGTTTTAGATATTTCTTCAGCTACTGATTGAAGTTGTTCCATTTCTTCTTCTGTTAACATACCCCCATCACCTGTATTTGATGTTCCTGTAGATAAGCGTTGTACTATAGCAGCCATTTTTATTAATTGGTCATCATTTTTAACACTAATTTCCATGTATTCTTTAATTAAAGGTACTACTACAGTAGCATCTCCTAAAGAGGTAATAAGAGGTCTTAATTCAGCTATTAAACTAGCTAATTGTTTTGATTTTTTTGATTGATTTTTATGAATTTCTTTTAATAAATCAGAGAACGATTTATCGTCAAATATTATTTGATTTAGTGGGTCCATAATTATATTTTATAATAAATATGGAAGAATTTAAATTCTTACGTATCCTGTTTTAATATATTCTTGATGTAGTTTTTTGTAAAGTTTTTTTAATATTTTTGTTACTTTTGTAATTACAGGGGTATCTACATCTGTCATTTCACGAATATAGATGTAAAGAGCCTTTTTATTAAAAATTTCTAAATTTTCTCTACGCTTAAAAAGAGTATTAATAGCATCACATACTTTTTTATCTTTATCTTTTTTAAATAAAGTAAACATATGTTTATCAATATATTCTGTATAGTAGTCTATAAATTCCTTTATCTCTTTTTTTCGTTGGTCTCTTCCTAGTTGATGTAGTACACCATTATCTTCATCCGCTGCCATAACATCTGTTGTTATTTTCTTTTTTTTATAATTGTTGTTATTATAAAGGATAAGATAATTTTTACCTACTATAGAAAAATATGAAAAGGCTTTTGAACCTTTATCTGGTTTAAAATAGTCTAATTTTTCTAAAAGAAAACAAATTACTTCATGTTTTAAATCTTCTAAATTGTCTACTTCTGTATAGTAAAATTTAAAAGTATGTATTAAGTTTTCAGCAAGTTTATAAAAGGCATAATATATTCGTGTTTTAAATATATAATCTCTTTCTGCTTGATTAGTAGAAGCTAAATATTCTTTAATTGCAAGATCAGTATCTTCTGTGAAATATCTTTTTTTTGTTCTTTTTCTTCCTCTTTTTTTAGGTTGAGGTATAGAATCAAAAGTTTCTTTAGGGGGTTGGGGAATTCTATTAGATATCATATGTTTATTTTAATAAAAATTCGTTTAATGCTTCTTGTATTTTTTGTACTTCTTTAAAGAAAAAGCCAATTTGATCATCAGCATAGAATATTCCTTTATCGTCTATTTGTTTTAATCTTTGATTACAAGCTTGGATAGCTTCACTTTGTTTAGAAATAAAATCTTCTAATCTTTCATTTTTTAATAGTAAATTTCTCATAGCAATACCCATTATAGTTACAAGTATAATAAGTATTATTGTTGATATTGTCCACCCCATAATTTTAATCTTTAAAAAACGAATCTATAACATCTAAAGTAGCGTTAGATAAATTCGGATTATTTTTAGTATTTATTTTTTTAGCATTTCTTATTGTTTTATCCCCCTTAGAACCATTTTTAGGTTTTTGTTGTTTTGGAACAGCATCTGTTGCATTATTCCATATTTCAAATTCAATCTGAGCAGCCATATGATCAGCTTGATGCATAAGTAAAGGTAAATGTGATCTTAATTTAGTCTCTTTCATACCTGACATAAAATAAAATTTATTACTTTCATCATATAAACCATCATGAATTTTAATTCCTATATATTCATTTTGAGATACTATACACCCTATTTGTTGCAATAAAAATAAAGATCGTTCTGGTATTTTCATAGCAGGGATATCAGTGTTAAATTTGTAAACTTGACCTAATTTATCTATATGCCATTGGGAATCATTTGGTTGATAATATTCACCTTCTTGTTGTCCCATCTTACCTAAATCATGGAATAAAGCGACAAAATGCATTTCTTCAATTGTATATGTAGATATATCTCCTCCCATTTTTTTCCACGTTTTATACAATTCATTTGCGCAATCATACACACGTAATACATGGTCAACATAACCACCTGCAAATGCTGAATGGTGCCAGTTTTTAGCTGCGGCGGGCATCATCATCATTCGTTCTTCAAATTTTTCTAAAAATGGAATTAATATATCTGTTCGTTCTTTTGATATATTTGTTTTAATCTCATTAAGATAACGTTCCCAATTTGATTGGATTTTTTCTGCTGATAACATAACCTATTTTTTATTAAAATGTACCTGTTTGAGATGTACCTCTAGCTCCTAAGCCGCTTGATCCTTCTCCTCCTGCTACTGTTATTATATTTTGTAGATCTTCGTATGCATCTTTAAGAGGTCCATTTTCCATGAATTCTAAAGCTTCTTGTTGTTTGCCTGCTCTTATCATTTTATTAAGTGCTAATAAAGATAT